GAACGCCGAGCGCTGCGAGCAGCGCCGCGACCGGCGTTACAACCCCCTGAACATGATCCTCCACCATCCCTTGACGCCCCCCCCAGGACGCGGCCCGTCGGCCGACGCGATACTTCGTTACCCGCCCATCAAACCCCTAGCGCGATCCAGAAGAACGGCGCCGCCGACGGATCGTTGTTGCAGACCGTAAAGCCCGTCGCGTTGCAGCCGGTGATCCGGCAGTTGTTCGGGTTCGACGTGCCGTTGTGGCCGCCCGAGCCGGAGGCGACGGAGAAAGTCGCGTAAGGCTGCGGGTAGAAGATCGTCGGCGTCGCGTTGGCGCCGATGTTGGCCGAGCCCCATTGCAGCATGAGCCCGTTGGACAGCTTGACGTAGCCGTTGCCGACAAGGCTTTCGTCGTCGACGGAGAGCGAGGATCCGCCGCCGCTCACGCCCGATGCGTCGATCGTCAGGGTGTTGGCCGTGTCGTCGTAGGACTTGGACAGGCCGCCGGTCGCGTTGATGAACGCGGCGACGATATCCTGCACGTCCTCCGTGGTGAGCCCGGCGCCGCCGGAGCCGCCGCTTGCCGGCGACGTGTTCGTGATCGTGAAGATCCCTGCGGCGTCGTCATAGGCGAGCCCGATTCCGGCGCCGGCGGTGAGCATGTCGGCAACGATATCTTCGACGTCCTCTTGGGTGAGGCCGCCGGATCCCGAGCCGGTGATCCCATCCCACGACTGTTGATCGCCCGACAGCATGACGCAATCGGGCAAGCCGTCGACCAGCGCATCGGCCGCGATCGTCGAGATCGTGATCGTGTTCGCTTCGTCGTTGACGGTGATCTGGATCCCGTTGCCGGCGACCAGCGTCATGCCAAGGATATCGCGGACCCGCTCCTCGGTTACTGCCTGATCCTCGAGCTCTTGGATCTGCATCTCGAGGCGATCGAGCCCTTCCTCATGGCTCTCCGCGGGGAACTCGTCGCCCGGCTCATAGTCGAGAAGCTGCGAGCGGTGCGTGTGGCGCTGGATCCGCAAGGTCGCGCCGACGGTCCCGGTGCTCGTCTTGGTGATCGAGCCGACGTCGCCGCCGCCGCCGCTCACAATATAGTCGGCGCCGAGCGTGAGCACGTGGTTGTTGACGTCGCTCGTCCCGTCGATCCGGGTAACGATCAGCTCGTCAGTGTCGAAGAACTGGAACGGAACCGCGTGGATTAGAGTTGCGCCGTCCTCGATATATTCGACGCGCGGCGTGGCTGTGCCTACCGTCATTTATCGGTGCCCCCCCAGGCTGTTGTACCTCGGAGCCCGTTTCGGCGACGTCTCGCCGGGCTCCCACCAAAACTCTTGCCCTTGTTGCTTTACTCTCCGCTGTGTCGCCCGCCACGACCTTGCGTAATCGGGATCGATCTCCTTCTGCATTTGATCCGCTACAAGCCGCTCAAATGCAACCCTCGACCACCAAATCGAATTGCCCGGCGCTTCCTGCTTGAACGCCTTAACGAGATCGCGGCCAGGGTGAGCCTTTTTGTCGCCGAGCCCGGCGCGGATCAGCGAGAAGCCGGCGCCGCCGATATTGGCGGCCGAGCTCGCCAGCGGCCCCGCGGCCGTTTCGCCGGGACCGCCGCCGAAGCGGTTTTCCGTCGAGCCGAGAAAGTCGCCGTAAATGCCCCAACCGCCGCCCTGCAGCGTCGCCTTGCCCCAAAACTCGGCGTGCTTGATCACTGGATCCTTGCCCGTCGGGACCGGCTGCGGATCCTCGCCCTTCGACAGCGCTTTCAATTCCATCGCCGCAGCGCCGCCGAGCGTGGTCAGGATGAAGAAGGCGGCCGCATAAGCGGCCATGCCGCCCGTCGAGCGCTCGAGCATCCGGCGGCCGTGCGTCATGAGCAGCGTGATCCCGAAGGTTTTGAACAGCAGAGCCGAGCGCGCCATTTCGCCCCAAAAGGTGCCCTTTGGAGCGATGCTGTTCATGAGCGCGCGGGTGCGAAGATCGGCCGCCGGCACGGCGTAATCGGTTTCCGTCTGGATCATCTGCAGCAGCCGATCGCCGGCGAGCTGATCTTCGACGTTCTGCGGCAGCAGCCACGCCGCTCCGCGATGCTCCTCGAGCGGCGCCTTGCGGATAATGTCCCATGTGTCGGCGCCGATCCCGTGCCGCTGCATTGACCGCTGCAGCGCCGGGTTGAGCTCGTCGAAGCGCTTTCCGACTTGGTTCGTCAGGTGCGACAGGAACTCCATCCCGAACGCCCATCGTCCCGCCTGGGTGTAGGCGGCGAGGCCCGAGACGCGGAGCGTCCCCTCGGCCAAGCGGCGTGCGACCTCGCCGGTCAGCTCCTCATTCAAGATGCGGTGCTGCGCTGCGGTCATGCGCGACCATTCCTCCGCGATCAGCCCGGCGCGCACCGCGAGCCGCCGGTCCTCGTCGGACAGCGGGTTAAGGTGCTTCAGATAGCCGCCGAACATTTTCCACGCCGGGAGCCCGTTGAACTTGCGGGTGACTGCCCCGAACGCCGGATCCGTCGGCAAGGCCGAGAGGATCGCCGAGCCGAGCTTGGCCGACGTCTCGATCGCGCGGATCGTTCCAAAGCCGAGCGCGATCCGATCGCTCTCCGGGCGGCCGAGCTCGCCGGTAATCTGCTTGTAGAGCCGCTCGATCTTGGGCGCGTGCGCCTTTGCCCGGTCGATCGCCTTGCCGCCCGGCGACGTGTCGAGCTCGGCCGACTTGCGGATCGTGTCCTGCAGCCAGCGCACCGTCGCCTTGGGGTTCGGGCCAAGGATCTCCATCAAGGCGATATCCCGGCTCATCGCCTCGATATGCCCCATCATCGCGTCGAACGGCGTCCCGGCGCCGAACTGGCGCTGATAGGTCAGCCACGATTCGGCGTCGCGGAAATGCAGGAAGCGGTGCTCGGCGTGCTGGTTGGCGAGCATCTTTCGGCCGTTGCTTGCGCCCGGCGTGATCGAGCTCCATCCATCCGTGCGGATCTTCTCGAAGGCGTCGCGGAGCGCGATCTCGAGCGCGGCGTCGGTCATTGGCTCGCCGGTCAGCCGATCGATCATTCGGCCGCGATCGAGCAGCGGCACGATGAAATTGCGCCACTGATCGAAACCGGCGGCGCGGAGCAGCCTCGAGCTGTGGCTCTGCGGCAATCCCCAATTGTCGAGCTTGCCGATCTGCCCGCCGGCTTCGTTGAAGCGGGCGCGGAGATACTCGGCCGCGCGGCTCCAAGCGTCGGCGAGCTCGCGCGCATATTCGTTGCGGCTCGAGCCGGGGTTGAACAGCTCGCGCACGATATCCTCGAGCTGCGCCAGGTTGCGGATCTTGCCGATCACGTTGCGGTGATGATCGGCGAGGATATCGGCGATCATCGCGTGCGCGCGGCCCTTGATCGCGTGCATCCTCGCCCAAACCGTATCGTTGTGCCCGGAGCGGCCGTCGAAGCCGAACAGCGCTTCGGCGCCGCGCGGATCGAGCGGACCCTTGCCGGCGGGATCGCCGCCGTTGAACGTCCGCATCTTCTCGATCGCGCGCTGTTGCGCCTTGATCTGGCGGATCGTGTTCGCCTTCTTGTGCGCTGCGGCCGCCTCGAGGCGCTCGATCGTCTTTTGCGAGGCGAGCGCCGCGGCCGTCTCGGGATCGTGCGATCGCTCGTAGAAGCGCCGGAGCTCGGCGTAGAGCTCGAGCGCCTCCTTCGATCGGCCGACGTCGATCTCGCCCTTGCGCTCGAGATCCGGCAGACAGCGATCGAGGCTCATAGACAATCCTTCATGGCTTTGATCGCCTTGTCGTCGTCCTCGAGATCGGCGAGGAGATCGGCGGCCGAGATCTCGCCGCCTTCCTCATCGAGCCGGAACGACGGCTGATCGGCATTGTCGAACAGGCCGAGCCCCATCGTGCCGAGCTGCTCCTCGCTCGAGCGTAGCGGAGCGGCCGCCCCGAGCTCGGTAAGCTGGCGGTTCGTCTCGGCGATCGCCGGATCGGTTTGCGCGCCGAGATCCAGCGCGCGATCGTCGTTCGCCATAACCGGCTGCAGCGCCAGCTTGGGATTGAGCTCGCCGTCGCGCTCGAGAGCGTAGCCGGCGCCATATTGCCGATCCCACTTGCCGCTGTCCCAACCAAGGCCGGCGGCGCTCGACCGATCGGGCCGCGGTTCGCCAAGCCACCCCCTCTTGAAGCCGTCTGTCCAATCGCGCGCGTTGGCTTCGTTCTTTAGGGAATTGCCGCTTCCATGCGGCGCCTTCTTCGCCTTGGCGAGAGCCGTCGCGGCGAGCGCGTCGAATTGCTCCGGGGTTACTCCCGCCGGGAGCTCCCCCGACACGTCGGCCGACGGTGCCTTGTCGAGCTCGCCGAGCGCTTCGCGCACGCCGATCGTGCGCTCGTTGCCGAGCACGCGTATCTCGCGCGGCTTACCCGTCGCTGCCGCGTAATAGGCTTCGATATAGCCTTGCCGGGGATTGTAGCCGTTCGGCTGAAACCGATCGGCGCCGGCGAGGGCGCGCTCCGCTTCGCTCCGTAGCTTGGAGAGATCGCCCGCCTTGCCGTCGATCCAGCCACGGACCATCGCCTCGGCGACCCCGCTCTCGCGGTGCGGCATGTCCTCCTTGCCGCGCGCGGTCATGGACGCGACAGCGTCCTTGAACGGCTTGCTTTTCCAGACGTCGGCGAATTGCTCGGGTGAAACGTCGGTGCTTGCCACGACGGCCGACGCAGCCTCCGGCTCGAGGTAGCGGGTGAGCGCCTCGGCCATGTGGATGCGATCGATCCGCTCGGACCCCGCAAGATGCGCGATCGCCGCCGCGCGGATCATAAGGGCCGGGTTTTTGCCGACAAGGAAAGGGTGCTCTTTCGTCACCGCCGCAAGCAGGGCTTCCGCTTCGGCCGTCGGCTTTTGCGAAAGGATCGGCGAAAGGTCAGCACCATAAGCCCGGCTGATCTCGCCCTCGCGATCGGCCGCCGTCGACGGCCGCGGATCCGTCGCGCCGTGATACTTCACGCCTTCCTCCGTGAACTGAAACCAAACCTCTTGCTCGCCGGCGCCGGCCTTCGCCCTGGCTCCGCTCTTGCGGTACGCGTGGACGTATTCCACTTCCGGGTGCTCGGCGTGGAGCTTGGCAAACAGCTTGCGGATCTCGGCGGCGCCGAGCTCGGCGCTATCGTTGACGTCGCCGATGTTGAAGCCCTCGATCGTGTCTCCGTCGAGCGTGTAATTGCCGCCGACTGCGGTCCCGTCCTCGGCGACGTAGCGGAAGCGGTGATAACCGGGCTCATCGCCGGCGAACGGCTCGATCGTGCGGAGCTCGCCGGGCTTTGCCTTCTCGAGCTCGGCCGACGCCGCCTTGATCTTCTCGCGCCGGGCGGCGCGCGCTTCGACGTCGGCTTTGAGATCGTGGGTTAGGCTCTCGGCCTGTTGCTTGACCGCCGGGCCGTCAGGATCGGAAAATCTCTCGGTAGCGCGCTCGAGCTCGGTTAGGCTCGGCTGTTCCGGATCCCCTGATTGCGAAGGTAATTGCGGACCTTCTTCGCCAGTGTCGCCCCCGCGTCCTGCTCCATCAACTGCGAGACGACTTGCATCGTCGTTGGCAGCCTCTCCGGCGAGAGCGGCGAGATCGGCTCGGCGGATTGCTCGGGCGGCTTCGTCGGCGACGTCGGCGAGTTTGCCGCCGGCGGCGAGCTTTGCGGCCGCCTCGTTGAGCGCATCGGCAACGGCGCCGCGACTGAACGCGAGCCTTGCGACGATCTCGAGGGCTTGGGCATTGGCCTGGGCTTCCTTCTCGCTTGCCGACTTGGCGATTTTCGAGCCGACCGCCTCGAGCGTGTCGGCTTCCTTCGCCGCCGTGTTGAACACTAGCTTAGATTTGCGGAGGTTGGCGAGTACCTTCTCGAGCACCTTCGCCCGCTCGAGCATGAGCGAGGTAACGTGCGAGTGCGAGCCGAACAGGTCGACTTGCTCCTCTTTGTGAAGCCCGGCTGCGATCCCCTGCCGAACGATGCTCTCGGCTTGCCCGCGGTTTGCCGGATCGAGCTTGGCGAGAAGGCCGATCATCGCCTCATGCGCCTCGGGCTGATCGGGCAGCAAATGGCCGATCACGGCCGCGAAATCGGCGGGAACGACGTCGTTATAGACCGCCCCGAACGCCGCGTCGGAAAGCCGCGCGAGCGCCGCTCCGTCGCGCACCAGCGCCGACTTTGGCGGCAGATGCTCGAGCACGTGCGGCCCGGCGTCGCGAATGACCTTGGCCGCGTCGACGGCCGTCCCGGTGCCCTCGGCGATGTTCTTCAGCGCCGCATAGACCCGCGCATCCTCGGCCGAGATCCCGTCGGCTTCGCGGAGCACGATCGCATCCATCCGAACCGGCTCGCCAGTTTCGGCTTGGATCCGGCGCGCGAGGCCGTGCCGTTGGTGCCCGTCGGCGAGGAACGCTCGGCCGTCCTTGTCCTCCCAAACGACGACGCGGCCAGCGTAGAGCGGATTCCACTCCTTCACGCCGCGCAAGCGATCGGTCACTCCGAGCTCGTCGCCGCCGGCCTTGAACTGGAAGCGGTTCGCGTCGACGGTGATATCGTCGACGTTGAAGCTCCGCGCGTACATCGGCGGCGGTGCGGCCGACGCCGAGCTCGCCGGCGCTCCGATCACTTGATCGTCGAGCTGCAGCGCGTCGTTGTTGAGCTGTGCGATCAGCGCATCGTCGGCGCCGCTCGCCGGATCCAGCGCGCCGGCGTCGCCTCGAGCGGAAACCGACGCGACTTGCCGGCCCATCTTGCCGTGTGCCCAGGCGGCGACTTCGCTCGCCGACTTGCCGCGAAGGAAGGGATTGCTGTTAAGCACGTCGGCCGAGACGAGCCGCTCGATCGGCGTCGACGCGTCGGCCTTAAGCACGCGAATTGCGTCGCCGCTTCCGAGAAAGTGAGCGAGGTAGAGATTGCCGTCGTTGACGCCCTCGCCGGCGCGCTGCAGCGCGGCCGCATTATCGCGGGTCAGGCGGTCAAGGAGCCGGGCTTGGACTTCGGGGTTGTTCTTGAGCTCGCGCGCCGGGTGAGCGCCGGGATCCTGCCCGTAAACCTTGCGGTAATAGTCGCGGAACGTCGGATCGGTGAATTGCGCGGGACCGCTCGCCGAGCTGTTCGGGTTTTTCGCGTTGACGTCGCCGGTCGCGTTCTCGGCGTGATAGACCTTGCGCTGGAAGCTGGCGATCGCTTCCTCGGGCGCTTGCTGGATCTGCGGCCGCCGGGCGGTGGACAAAGCCGCCGGCGGCCGCTCCGTGGCGGCCGCTGGCGAAGCCGCTCCGGATCCTTCACCGCCGGAGACAGAAGGAAACTCCGTCGGTTCGGGTGTACGTCGATCCTGTAGATCCTTGATCGCCGCCGCGAGGCCGTTCTCATGCGTCGCGTCGCCGGCGGGACCGGGTTGATAAGGCGAGCTCTCGCCGACTTCCTGCGCCCGGTTGAGCACGTTCGCGGCCGCCTTCTCGTCGGGAGTGAGCTTGCCTTCGTGCGCGTCGTTGGCGAGCTCGGCGAGCTCGCGGTTGGACAGGCCGGAAAGTGCTTCGCTCGCCGCCTTCCCTTCGCCGCCCAGGCGGGCCGCCCATTTGGCGCGAACGCCTTCGGGCAGCGACGAAACCACCTTGCCGACAGTGAGCTTGGCGCCGGCGCCGGCGATGTGCAGCGCGGACCCGAACGCTGCGCCGCCGACTGCGGCGCCGGCGACGTTGAGCGCGGCGTCGCCGAGCGTGTAGCCCTCGCCGAGCTCGGCGCGGTTGTGCGCGACGATCGGCTGCTGGCCGAGCTCGAGCACGCCGTTGATCAGCGCATCGCGGGCCGCGATCTGGATCAGCGACTTGCCCTCGCCGCCGGGGATCGCCAGCCCCATCACGTTGACGGGATCGTGGAACGATCCGACGGCCGATCCGGACAGCGCTGCAGCGAAGCCGGTCAGGCCGCGCGGAGATCTCGCGACTGTCGCCTCGTCGGCCGCTTGGGCTTGGCGTTGCTGCTCGAGGAAATAGGCGTGCAGCCCGTCGACGCTATCGGGCACGCCTTTGAGGAAATCCGGATCCTTGGCGCGGCGCTTCTTGATCTCGGCGACGATCAGGCTCTCTTGCAGCGCCCGATCGGCGAGGAAGCTGTTCCCGAACGGCACTTGCTCGCCTTGCCGCGCGGCCGTCGCCAGCCTCGAGGGTTGGCCGGCATTGCCGAAGCGCGCCTGACCGGCGGCGTCGAGATCCGCGTATTCCGCCGGGTTTTCGCTGTTGGGAAGGCCGAGCGCGCGAAGGATCGGCGCATAGCCCTGGGCGATCATGTGATCGTCGAAGGTGCTCCCGTCGCGCTGTGCGATCCTCGAGTTGGCGTGGAACAGCTCATTGAACGACGCTGCCGGCTCGATCGGCGCGGCCGTCGGCCGAACCGGCGCCATATCCGGAAGCTGCTCTTGCGTGTCGGCGATCGTGCCCGTGTCGGCGATCGGCGCGAGCTCGGGCTTGCCCTTCTTCGCGGGCGCGGGCGCGCCCGGCTTGAACTTGCCGGGAACCGCATGGTGGAGCGCGGCGTCGGGATCGGCCGCCGGGACCGGCGCCGGCGGATCCTCGCCGAGCACGTTCGGCGCGAGCTCCGGCGCCGACGGGCCGAGCTCGAGCGGCGGCGGCGCATTGGTCAGCCCGGCGTCATGCGCGTGCTGCCATGCCTCCTGCGGCGTCTCGCCGAGCTCGTCGAGCCGATCGGCCAGGCCAAAGGAGCGACCGGCCACTAGCGGAGGTTCCTGATATCGAATTGAAAGGGCTTGCCGTCCTTGGTGACAACATGGCCGCCGTCAGGGCCGAGAAGCCGATAGACGCCCGGGCTCACCGTCTGCAGCCGGTAGTGCGCGAGCTGCGAGATCTGGCTGTCAGAGAGCGGCGTCAGCTTGCCGTCGCTTCCCATGTAGTGCGGCTCGCCGCCGCCCGCCTTGACCCAATCCGCCTTGCCCGCGCGGCTCATCCGGGTTTGGAACTCGGCGCGGCCCATGTTCTGCGGGAGCCACACGTAATGCCCTTCCCAATTGGCGAAGCCGCCCGTCGCGCTGCCCTGCCCCGCGCTCCCGAGCATCCCGCCGGCGCGCTGCATCGCCTGTTGGAAGGTTCCCGAAAGATCGTCGCCTGTCGGTTCGTGGTGCCCCCACTCGGCGGCGACGCCGGCGGTGATGTTCTGCGCCGCCCGCCAAAGCGCCGGCTGCATGTCGACCGGGATCGCTTCCGCGTAGGCCGCGAAGGCATCCTTCATCGCCTGTTGATCGGCTTGGCCGGTCTGCTGATCGGCCGTCGAGCCGAGATGGACGGTCTTTGCCTCGAGCGCCGCGGAGCCGCGCTTGTAGAGCTCGGCCACGCGCGGGTGCAGCCCGACCATGAGCTCGAGATCCTTGTTGCCCGGCGCGATCTGCTTGACGATCTGCATTGCGATTGAGCCGCCGAAGGCGTTGCGGAGCGTCGTCGAAGCGTCGAGCTGCCCCGCCGGTCCCTGCTTGATCCGGTCAGTGAAGATCTTGGCTTCGTCGTTGGAGAGGTACGGCACATTGACCAGCCCCGAGCTCTGCGCGAACGCGCGCGCCCACGTCACTCGAGCTTGCACCTTGGCCGGATCGGGCTGTGTGAGATCGCCGAGCTCCGGCGCCGGATCGCCGGCGGCCGCGGCCGCTGCGAACGGATCCGAGTTGAAGCGCGCGATCGCCGGCCCCGCGAACTCCTGCAGGTTCTTCAGGCGCACTTGCTCGGCCGCAGTCGCCTTGCCGGCGGCGACCTTCGCTTGGAGCTCGTTGAGATCGTGGTGGAGCGTCGCCGGAGTCGCGGTGCGATACTGGCGATTGACGTCGTTCTGATCCTTGATCACGGCGAGATCCCACTCGTCGCCGCCGAGATCGAATTGCTTCGCCAGCGCCGCCCCCTGGGCGAGCTGATCGTCGGTCAGGACAACGCCGCTCGAGGCTTGCTTTTTGAGGAGCGAGATCTGTTGCGCGGCCGCGGCTTTCTCGCGGTCATATTGCTGCCGCTGTTCGGCGTCGCGCCGGCGGACTTCGACGTTGGCCGAGTTGCGGAGCGCGTCGATCTGCTTGGGATCGAGATATTGGTTGAAATCCGGGCTCTCGAGGATCCCTTTCTTGCCGGTCTTTGCGTCGCCGATGAGCTCGGTTGGATCCTTGTCGATCTGCCCCTGTGCGTAGGAGTAAACGACTGCCGCCTGTTGCTCCTTGATCAGCGCGTGCTTCTGATCGTCGGAAAGGCCGGCAGTCGAGCCGATCGTGGCGGCGATCGAGGCGAGTTGGTTGGGGAGCGCGGTCAGCGTCGGATCGGCCGACTGCGATCGCGCGTAAGTGTCCGTCGCCTCCTTGACGTTGGTCGCAAGGTGATCGACGCGCGTCGCCGCTTCCCAGCCATATTCCCGTGTCGAAATCTGATCCTTCAGCGCCGCCCAACGCTGCTGAAAGACTTGGCGGATATGCGGATCCTTGATCGCCCCGAGCGCTTGGTTCGAGCGCTCGTCGATCATCTGATCGATCGATTGCGTGTGTCCGGCGCCGCCGGGACCGGCGCTCTCGCGCGCGTCGATCGCCGCCTTGTCGAGCTCCGTCGACGCTTGCGCCAGGGCGACGCCGGCGGCCGTCGCTTGCATATCGCGATCGAGCTCGCGCCGGCGGTGGATCTCCTGATCGAGCAGCTCGCCGCCATATTCGAGCGCGTTGGCGATCGGCTGTCCGATCCCGCCGGCGGGAGCTCCGGAAAAGTCAGAGCCGACAGAGGGGTTGAGCTGCGGCTGATAGGGACCGGCCATTAGAGCCCGCCCCCGCCCGAGCTCGCCGCCGACGTCCCGCCGCCGCTGTAACCGCTGGCAACGGTGCTCGCGATCGTCTCGACGCCGGAGAGGATCCCGCCGGCAAGCGCCGCGCGGCCCTCGGCATAGGCCATTGCGCCCTGTTGCTTGAAGCCGGCGGCCGCCATGTTCGCCCGCTGGCGCGAGACTGCGAGATCGAGCTCACGGTTGATCGCGCTCTGCCGCAGCGCGTCGAGCGCCGAGCCGGTTCCCATCTGGAAGCCCGAGCCGCCTTGCTCGACGAGTTGCTCGCCCATCGCCGCTCGGGCCGCAGCGCGGATCCGGTCGCGCTCGGCGAGGCCGGCGTTCTGCGCGTTCTGCGCGTTCACGTTCATCACTCGGCGGGTGTATTTCCCGGCGTCATAGGCCGAGATCCCGCCGGCGAACTGGCCGATCGCCTTCATCGGATCCTCTCAAACAAAATGTGGTCTTTGCTTTGCGGGCCGTAGCCACGGAGCACATGGACGGCGGTCAGCCCGACAAGGTTCGCCCAGGTGATTGCCCGCTCGTCGGAAGCGTCGACGATCGCCTCGAGGCGGGCAAAGCGGCTGTTGGCGAGCTGCTCGCGCGCAAAGCGCGTGATCGGCAGATAGTCCTTGCCGAGATTGGCCGAGTGCGACGCCCACACAACCGCGTGCGTCCCGTTGCCGAACAGGTCGCGGAAGCCGGCGATCGAGATGATCCTCGAGCCGCGGTGCGCGGTCCACGCGTCGCCGTTCTCGGCGAGATCCTCGCCTTCCTCGAGCGTGTAGGCGGGATGATAGAGGCCGAGCTCGTAATGCTGGCTCGGCTGCAGCTCGAGGAGCACCGCATCGCCGGCGAGCATCGGCCGAAACTCGAGCGGTTCGGCCGTCATTGCGACAGCTCCTCGAGCTCGTAAGTCGGCACTAGCAGCGTGACGATCGACGGGAGCGCATCGTCGCTCACCAGCTCGGGAGCGTCGGAATAGTCGGATCCGCCGCCGCCTACCGCCCTGTTGTCCGTGTCGCCGTTGAACAGCGGCGCCGGCGTGTTCATGTCGAGCGCGTTCGATCGATCGAACATGCGATCGGGCTCGCCCTTCCGGTTGAAGGCGACGAGCGAGGCGCTGTCGATCATGCGGGCGAACAGCCGCAGGAGCCGCTTCCGCAAGCCCTGTGCAGTCGGCGTTCCGCGCGCCTCGGCGCGGAGCAGCTTCAACCGCCCGGCATAGCCGAGCCCGATCGCGACCTTGCTCGCCGCCTTGGGGAGCGTGATCGCGCCGCCGGTTACGGTCAGGTTGTTGATCTCGGCGCCGTCGGCGAGGATCCGGACTCGCTTCCCCTCGAGATGCTCGAGCCCGGTCGTGAACGTCTGTTGCGGCGCGCCGGAGTAGCTGACGCCCCAATCGACAAAGAAGGCGTCGGCCATTTCGAGCCCGCCGTCCTCATCCCAAAAGTCGCCGAGCTTCAGGATCGCTTTGTTGCCGTCGAGCTCGGCGAGGATCCACAGATCGTCCGTCGAGCCGTCGTCGGAAGGGATCGCGACGCCGGCGAGCGCCGTCCCTTGCGCGAGCTCGATCCTCGAGAAGCCCTTAATCTGCTGTTCCGGGTTGTGCGGGTGCGCGATCAGCGTCCCGTCGTTGCGCCCCGCCCAAAGCATTTCCTCGGGTTCACCCTGCCAGGCGAACCAGTTGATCCCCGAACGGGTGATGTGGCGGGCAAAGACGTTCGTGTTGACGCCGACGAACCGGCCCTGATCGTAGGAGAAAGTCGCTTCGCGGATCTTGCGGCCGCCGCGCTGCAGGAACAGGACCGACGAGCCGATCGGGATCGGGAAGGTTGGCGACGAGCCATAGGCAGATTGCGGCTGCGCTTTGAGATTGTCGCTCGAGATCCCGGCGGCCGTGTTGATCTGGCCGACCACGATCTCCTCGCTGTGCGTGCCGAGCAGGAGATATTCCTTGTCGGCATGGACCCACGTCGGCGGATCCGAGATCTCGAGCGATCGCCGGAACGCCATATCGGCCGAAAAGTCGCCGTCCTCATTGACGGGCAGGAAATTGAAATAATCGCCGACAACCGAGCCGGCGATCTCCACGCCCTTGATGAAGATCAGGCGGCCGCCCCAAATGGTAACGAGCTGCGGATAGCCCTCGGCGTCGGAAAAGGCGGCGTGCGCCCAATGCCAGCTCGGCGTATCGAGGCCGGGGAACGCGCGGGTGACTTTGAGCTCCGCTTCGAGTGAGCTCGTAATCGACTGGATTACGCCAATGCCGAAGCGGTCGTATTGATACTCCCACTTGACGCCGGAGTTTACGCCGTCGCTCTGGCCCATCGCTGCGGCCTTGGCGCCGTCCCATTCGGCCCCGGTCGTGTGCGTCGGCTCGACGGTGCCGGTGAACTTGGAGCCGCCGAGATCGACGCACTTGTAAACCTTGCCGTCGGAACGGACGAGCGCGCCGACGTTGATGTAGGAGCTCGCGTCGTTGACGTAAGTTTTCATCGCCGGCTCCCACGCCGGGATTTCCGAAAAGCCGACTACCTCGAAGATGAACGGAGCGCCGACGTGGCCGGGAACGAACAGGTCAAAGGTTGCTGTGACCGTCGCGATCCCGCCAACCGTGCCGTCGCCCGCCCAGGTGATCGTTTTCGCTTTGTCGGTATTCCAATCCTTAAACGGGCCGTCAGTGAGCGGGATCTTCTCATAGGTGAACGCCTCGGCGCCGGTGCGCGTGAGCATCGCCGGAGCGTAGCCGGCGGGCGCGCTCGCCGACGGGCCGCGCGCTAGGTACAGCCGGTCATAGCTCTGCTTGCTCGAGATCCCCGGAGCGTCGGCCGCGGTATAGGGAACCGCGACTTCGTAGGGCACGCCGGCGACGTCGATCCGCCCGCCGTTGGTGAAGAAGCGGACTGCCTTCTCGCCCCACTCGAGCACATAGGCTTGCGTCGAGTTGAACACGAACCGCGAGAGCCAGGTCGACGTGAGCGCCGCCGCGATGATGTAACGAAAGCCGGGCCGCTTCGTCGCCGGCCCTTCGACCGTCGACACGTAATTGAGCATCTTCGCGAGCGCGCGATCGTAAATGCCGTCGAGATCCGAGCGGCCTTCCATCCGGCGGCTGATCTCGCCGCCGTTGAACGCATAGATCGGCGTCCGGACCCTCGCCATTACGTCCCCGGCGCGCGTTCGACGCCGCGACGCCGGGCGCGGATCCATTCGCCTTCGACTTGGGCTTGGCGCGGCTTGGTTCGCCGGTTGTTGCGCTTCGCCAGTTTGAGCGCCCGATCGGAGGCGAGCAGGACGCGATCCTTGCGCGCCTTGTCGGCGCCGAGCGTGTCGCTGATCTGCCACGCGAGGCGGAAGGCGAAGGCTTCGATGAACGCCGGCGACCAGCTCGTAGGATCGGCGATATCGGCGCCGTCGCGGACGTAGCGGACCGTGATCGGCCCAGCGACGTCGGCGAGGAGCTCTTGCCCGTTCGGGCCGCGCTCGATCGAATAGCGATCTTCCTCTTCCTCGAGGAAGCAGGGCTCGACGATCTCGACGAGCTCGACGAGATCCGCGGGCAGCGGAAACGCCTTGCGGCCGAGCGCGATCGGCCAATCCTCATCGTCGGCCCGCTGTGCAATGTCGACGGTGCGGAGAGCGAAGCTCCAATGTGCTTCGGCGAGGACGAACTGGCGGGTTGCTTCCCATGCGCGCTTGACGCTGCGCGCCGGCTTGCTGTCGTCGTCGGGCGCTTGGATCCGATCGTCCTCGCCCAAATGCCCGAGCGCGATGTTCGCGATCGGGACATAGGTCAGCTTCTCGACTTTACGATCGTCGGCCACGCTCGCATCCCCCCCCAGGAATGAGAAGCAAACCGGCCCACCTTCTTGATGGGAGAGAGGCTGCGGGCCGGCTTGCCCCTAGAGAGCCGCCGGCGGTTGGCGCGCCGGCGGCCCTAACGCGATCAGTTGAGCGTGTATTCCGTCTCGACGGCGATGATCGTCCCGTCGTTCGGGAGCGCCGCGACGCCGGTCGTGACAAACTGCGCTTCGTCGTCGGCGAGCTCGGCCGCAAGATGCGCGGCCTTGGTGTGCTCTACCGGCGTGTCGGCCGTGGTGTACGTCGCCGCGGCGGCATACTTGGCCGCGTCGGCGTCGGTCCCGATCTCGAGCGTCGTCGTGGCGAGCGTCCCGCTGACCGTAACCCGGTGCCTGACGCCGCGCGCGCCCGCCGGGATCCCGGCCAGGAGCAGCTTCGATCCGGCAGCGGCCGCGCCGCAGCCGTCGGCGTCGCAGACAAAGGTGTTGACCGAACGGCGAACCGGCGAGCTCACCGCATTGCCCGGCGCCTTCGTCGTCGGCAGAGCCGAGCCCGGCGCTTCCTGCGAATTGTAATCCATGCTTCAAAATCTCCCTGATCCGAAACCGTCGGATCCTTCGCCGCGTTCGAGGGAGCGGAGCCCCTTGTTCCTGCAAGCGAGCCGCCCGGCCTTCGGGGAACCGGGCGGCTCACCGCCCCTAACGGTGAGCCCGGAGGCTCACCGCCCCCTTGGCTTCGTTAGGCTTCGACGCACTCGATATAGCCGCACCGATTGTTGTCGGTGCGCGAGGCAACCTGCTGGCAGCGCGAATAGACCTGCGCCGAAAAGTGCTGCGTCGGCAGCTTGTCGACCGACGTGAACAGCTCTTCCCAAGTCGCCATGACCATTCCATCGGCCGACCAGAACGGCAGCTTGCGATAGCCGGCGCCGGTCAGCGTCAGCCCCGCATTGTCGTACAGCGGATTGCCGAGCTCGATCTCGGTGATCTCGAAGCCGGCGATCGCGACGATATACTTGCCGTCCTCGCTCCACTTCATCTTGATCGCGTCGGCGAAATCCCGGTTCGACGCCTTCGCGTCGAGCGAGAGCTCCTCGATCTGTTCCGACGTCAGGCCGAGATAGAGCGCCTGATCGAGATTGACGTAGTTGCGGGCGAGGATCCGGCGCGCGCGCCGCACCTTGGCGACGTTCATTCCGCACGCCGCGCCGGTGGTGCCGTCGGGCTGCAGCGTCGCCGGAACGACGTTGCCCGCCGGGAAGGCGTTGAGCACCGTTCCCTGCTTGCCGGTGATCATGTCGCCGTAGAAGCCGCCGATAAAGGCGTCGTCCTTGGCGCGCCGAACGGCGCCGGCGTGAGCCATCGTCTCACCGCCCTGCAGATCGACGGCGGTCAGGAGCTTGTCCTCCTGATCGACGAGCGTCGCGAGATAGTCGGGATCGGGCTTCGCAACCCAGATGCCGTCCCATCCGGTCGTGTCGTGAACGACCGTACCGTTGCGCTCGGTCTTTTTCCGCATCTTGTGGTTGGAGATGAGGTTGTCGAGCTTGGTCTTTTCGGCGCCGGCGACGTCGCGCGCGATCGCCTTCGGCGCGAGCTTGGAGGTCTGCTCCTGCAGCTCCATTCGCATATTCGATTCAAACCGCGTCTGTGCGGTAAAAGTCACGTCACCCATTGCGGGCTCCCCCGGTTCTGTGGTCCGAGGCTCGGAAGGGTGATTGAGCCGATCGGATCCGATGAAATGGAAAGCCGATCGGCTAGGCGGCCAAGGGCCGGTGCCTCTCTACCGTTTGCGGCACGGTTCGCCGGGTGATCCCCCCACCTGGGCCGGGTGCGGCGCCCCAATGTGCTCACCGTCGCGAGCGAGGCGGCCGCTAGGCCGGTTCGTTCCACCCCCCCAAGGAAAGAACAGGGCCGACGATCTCGCGATCGCCGGCCCTTGTCAACGGCAAAAATGCAACAGGTGTTGCTATGCGGTTACGTGCTTCACCGCCCACATGACCGCTTCCTCGACTTTCGTCTTGGCGATCGAGAGCTCGCGCGAGTTACCGATCGCCACGATCTTGTCGTGCAGCGCGCCGCCGAGATCCTTGATCTCGCGCATGAGCGCTTTTTCCTCGTCGGTCAGGATGCGGTAAGCGTGCCGAACGGCGTCGGCCGCATTGTTGACCGTGCGATCGTCGCTCTCGCTGGCGACGTGCGTCGCCCCTTCGTTGTCCATCGTTCCTTACTCCCTTCTGTGTGAGTTACCCTTTGGCCGCCTGGGCGCGGAAGGTGGCAAGCGCTTCGGTCAGGCGGTTGTACCGCTGGATTGTGACCGGATCCTTGGCGCGGATCTTCTTCCGCGTCTCGGGATCCGCGACCATCGCATCGATCTGCTTTTTGGCTTCCTCCGCGCTCGAGACGCCGAAGCGTTCCGACGGGCGGCCGCCGTTGCCGGCAAAGAAATCCTCGCCGGCCATTTGGCCGATCTTGCGGAACAGCTCGAGCGTGCGCTTGGCGCCGAAACCCGCCTCGATCGCCTTCGCGTCGCCCGTTTTCAGGCCGAGCGCGTCGAGCCCGCGGCGGAACTCCTCCTTGCCCTGCTCGGCCGCCGGTCCCCATTCCTTCAAGGTCGCGTTGCGCTCCGCGACGTTGTTCGCGCCGTCGGCTTGGATGCTCTCGAGCTGCGCGGCCATGAAGCGCTCGCCGAGCTCTTTGAAGGCGGCCGCCGGAATATGGTACTTCGCGGCGATCTCCCTCATCGGATCGATAAAGGCGGTGTCGAGCTCGAAGCCCTTGGCGGCCGCCGGCAGATCGACGGCGTAGCCCGACGCCTCGAGCGGCGCGCCGACGGCTTCCTTGTAAGCTTTCACTTCCGCCTCGGTTGCGCCGTCGCCGGGCAGCTTGACGCGGCCGCTTTCGCGGAGCGCCTTCTGATTGTCGCGGGCAAGCTGAACGACGGAATCGAGATCCTTGAGCTTGAGCTTGGCGATCCACTCCTGATTGGAGAGCTCCTTTTCGCCCGGCTTGTCGGCCGAGAAGCTCTTGGCCCATTCGGGGATCTCGAGCTCGCCGCCTTCGCCCTCGCCCGAGCCGTCGCCGGATCCATCGCCCGAACCGTCGCCCGAACCGTCGCCGGATCCATCGCCCGAGCCGTCGCCCTCGCCGGATCCGCCGCCGAAAAAGTCCTCATCCTCGTCGCCGGCGCCGGATCCGCCGCCGCCGGCGCCCTCGCCTTCACCCTCGGGCGCCCTCGCGCGCCAGCTTCTTGCGGCCATAAGCGCGATCGCGCCCGTGCTCGCCAGCAATCCCCCCCTATTCACGACCATTGTCCACCTCCACAAATGCCCGAACCTCGAGAGGGTCGAGCTCCAAAAAATCGATCAGACGATTGACGACTTCGCGCCGGCCCTCGATCCGCGCCATTGACAGCGGATCGATGCGGCCGCCGAGATCCCGCAAGAACGAGTGCTGCTTGTGCGTCCCGAGCCGCGCGAACGCGCGGAGATCCGCGATCACTCGCTGCGCCTCGATCGTCGCGGTGCCGTCGGCGCCGAGAAAGCACGCCTTGACGCAGCGGCCGAGCTCGATCGCCTTGCGGCGAAGGATGCTGCGGACCTTTTCCTCGAGCTTTTGCGGGTGCAGCACGGTCACAAGCCGCCGCCCTCGCCGAGCTTGGCCGCGATCTCCCGCGTTTTCGCAAGGTTAAGCGCCGCCTGGCTCAATCCCGGCGCCGCCTCGGCGACCGTCTCGCCTTCCTGCTGCTGTTGCTTCGACTGCCGGCGCGCCTCGAGCTCGTCGTCGCTGTAGAGCATCGACGGCCTGACCCCGAGCACGTCGCCGGCAACCTTCATGCCCTCGTCGAAATTGATCCGATCGAGCGCCTCTTGGTGCCCGGCGCCGGCGGCCTGGACGCCGATCTCGACGAGCCGGGTAAAGCCGGTCACTTCATCGGCGCGGGCCATGCGCGACAGCGGATTGGTCATGTAGGCGCGCGGCCGAACGCCCGCCTCGGTAACTTCCGGCGGGAACGGCGGGATCGCGCCGGCGCGCATCAGGATATCGAGCTCGCGCTCGACTTGCGGCCCAAGCTTCTCGGTTTCGCGGCGACCGGCGAACGGCGCGATCAGAACGCCCTCCTTCTGCAGCGTCTCCATGACTTGCGTCGCCGTCATTCGATCGGAGGGATCGGTCAGGAGCCGGAAAAACTCCTCGAGGAACGCGCCCTTGACGACTTGGCGCTCCTCCTCGCGGATCTCGGCGCCGATCGGGAGCTGTGCCCCGGTCAAGAGCGGGTGAACTAGCTGCTGCCCCTGATCGTTGACGCCGCCGGCGGTGAGCCCGCCGGCCTTCGTCGCAACCTTCGTGATATCGGCGTCGTCGGCGTAGAGCAGCGGCGGATCGACGGCCTTGTTGGCGGCGTCGAGGATCGTTCGCGCCATTGCGTTCAAGCCCTTCACCGTCGCCAGCACCTTCATTGCCGGCGATCGGCCGTAGCAATCGCGCGGCCCGGTAACGTGCCTCGAGACAGGGATCGGCATCGAGTTGAAGCCCTTGCGGCTGATCACATGCTTTTCGGCGAGCTCGATGTAGAGGCTCTCGATCGGCTTTCCCTTCGGCCCGAAATAGCCCGGCTCATACTCGCGGTTGGGCCGAACGACGTGAAGGATCTCGATCTCGTTGTTGCGCTTCTTCGGATCCTCGAAATCGCGCCGCGTTTTGTCGGAAAGGTTTTCGATCCCGAACTCGGCCGCGGCCGCCTTGATCGTCTGCGTGTAGCAGCGATGAACGGTATCGACGCGGCCGCTGAAATCCTCGTCGATGTAGCACTCGCTAAGGTGGAGCGTCTTGTAGAACAGCCCGCGGCCGACGTTATCGCCGATCCACATCGGCGACGTGCCATATTTGCCCTCTTGCCGGATATCTTCATGCGCCTGGGCTTCAAACCCGGTCCACGGCGCATATCGGGCCATGAACAGGACGTCGGTCGCAACCTCGCACCAGCGTTGGACGGCCGCGATCTTCATCAATTCGCGATCGGGAAAGCCGATCCCGTGCCAGCGCTGTTGCCTCGGGATCGTGACGCCGGCGATCGCCGCCGTGTAGCGATCGAGCCCGTCGAGTGCGGTCACGTCGAACAGCTCGTCGGCTTCGTTGGTGAACGTCGCTCGGCTCTTATCCCACGCGCCGGCGCCGTGCGGATCGACGAACCGATCGATATCGCGCCAATAGGGCTCGTAAAATGAGCGCTTCTCTTTCAGCCGCTCATGGTTGGCGAGAACGAGCTGAACCTGTTCGGTATCGAGAAGCGCAATATCAGCCATGACCATTCCCCCCATTGCGGCGCCGGCGGTGCCCCCACCGCCGGCGCCTTCCCCTCACGCGACGAAATCAGCCAAAGATCAGCGCCCGGTGAAACCGGCGCTCCTGCCCGTGCTCAACCACAGGCTGCGGATCGAAGGCGCAATAAGCGACCTGATCGCCGCCGTAGAGCAAGCCCGCGCCGTGAACCTTCACCTTGGCGCCGAGCCCGCGGATATGGATCGGCGGCTCGACGACAAAGCGCGAGCTGTCGACGCGGGTGAGATCCTTCGCGGCGATCTTGACCGGCTCAAAGTCGACGATCTCAAACTCGCCGTTGGAAAAGGCGATCTCGAATCCGCCGCCCTCGGCGATGAGCTTCGCGATCGCGACGTCGGTTAGCTGCTTGAACGCCGGGCCGACGTCGCGCGCCTTCGCGGGCCGCTCGAGCACGGGCTCGGGCTCCGCTTCCGCTGCAGCCGGCGGCTCGGGCGGCGCTTCGCCGGTCCCCTTGCCTTCCTCTGCAAGCTGATTGGCGAGCGCGTTCTTCGCGTTCGTCATATCGAGAAGATCTTGCTCGAGCTCGCCGACTTCGGCGGTCAGCTCGACGACGCGCTTGCGGAGCTCCTCAACCTCGCCCGGATCCGCGCCGGCGGCGAGCCGCGCCTCGAGATCGGCGACTACGCCGGTCAGGCGCTCGACTTCGGCGGCGAGCCCGCTGGCGCGCGTCTCGAGATCGGCGACCGTCTTAGCCTGGCCCTTGAGCGCGGCGATCGCGACCTCGATCGGATCCGCGCCCTCGGGGATCGTGATCCCGTTGGCCGTCAAGGCGATCGCCAGCGCCGAAACGCCCGCCTCGAGAGCGGCGAGCCGCTTGTTGTTGTCGCGGCCCTTGCCTTCGGCCGACTTTCCTTCTGCCATTTGTCCCCCCTCTGTGGGTTAGCCGAGTAATGTCTTTGACGTGGCGCCCGCCTCGGCTCCGCTTGCGCCTGTCATTTGATCCGCGGCGCCGCCCCGGCGCCCGAAAAGCTGATCCTGCCGGAGCGCCGCGTCGCGCGCGTCGTCTCGAGTGACCGCCGGCGTCGGCGCCGGCGGCTTGGGCAGCTTCGGGATGAGCCCGATCGCCTTCAATGGTGCTCCGATCACGCCGCCGAGTGCCTTCATCGCTACCTCCCGCTAAACACGTTGTAATCGCGTTCGACCTTGACCTCGCGCCGGCCCGCGCGATCGCGGCGCTTCATGCCTGGGTGCGTCGTTCCGTCGAGATCGTCGTCGTTCCCGCCGTACTGCTCGTCGACGCAGCCATATTGGAGCGCGTCCTGCACGTGCGACCACATCGTTTTCGCCGGCTGATCCGAGAAGCGCGACATGCCGCCAGCGAGGTTTGAGCGCTGGATCACGTACATGCCTTTGAAGCCCTTCCGGAGCACCTTGCAGCGCGTCGGACAGATGATGAAACCGGGATCGCCGCCTTCGACGAGCGTCAGCATCGGCGTTCTGACGGCCTGTAGGCGCTTATCGAGGCTGTTGTTCTTGCATTGCGACTTCTTTACCCGGATCTCGTCGCCGAGCTCCTCGCGGAGCCCCTTCTGAAAGTTTTGCCGCCACGACGGATCCGCGCTGCTGGCGCCCTCGCCGGCGCCGGCGGCGGGATCGACGCGCACGATCGGGTGAACCGGCACGCCGGGAAACTCATCCTTGACGTAGCGGCCGACGCGGCGGCCGAACGCGGTCGCGCCGAGCTGCTCGAGCGCGTCATGCTCGCTTTCGGCAAGGTTGACCACTTCGCCCAGGCAACGGATCTGGCCGCGGTGGTCGCGCTGGCGGATCACCGCCGCCGGCGTCATTCCGGCGTCGGCCGAGATCTTCAAGGCGACGTCGCGGATCGGCTCGAGCGTTGCCTTCGCGCAATGAACTTCATCGTTATACTCGGTGAACACGACTTGCCCGTGGCGCGTCGGCCCGAACTCGTTGTCGACCATGCGGCGGACAAGCCACGGCTGCTTGGCGAGTGCGAAAACTTGCTGCGCGTAATAGCCTTTCGGCAGATTTTCGATGTTCTCGGGCGGCGGATCCTTCGATCGTCCGCCCGGTTGCACGTGAAACCCGACGCCGAACAGCTCGCCGAGCTCGCGCCGGAGCTCCTCCTCGAGCTCCTTGTCGAGCCCGAGATCCTTCTCGACGAAAACGCCGTAAGTCCAATTCTCGATATCCGGCGCGTTCATATCGAGGATCAGGCCGCGCCAGTGGCAACCGCCCTGCGAGGCGCCGGGAAAGCGGCCGACGCGCGTCATGGCGTAGGCGAACACTTCGTAAGCGACGAGATCGCCCTCATTCAGCCAAATGCCGGTGACTTCCCACCCACGCATGACGTCCTCGGCTTTGTTCTCGCCGATCGCCGCGAAAATGACGGTCAGCTCGACATATTTCCGCTTGCCGCCCTCGATCACGAGGAAGGTGAGCGTGTGCTCGAACGGCGCTTCGCCGTTCCACTCGCCGAGCTGCTTTGGGAACCAGCGGAACCACGTCGCTAGGACCGTCTTTTTGAGCTGCGGATAGGTGTCGCGAACGACGCCCCACTTGGCGCGGTAAACCCCGTCGGGACCGGGCTCTTGCCACAGCGCCGACTTGACCATTTTCGCGACGCATTTCGTCGTTTTGGCCGAGCCGACCGGACCCATAATGCCCGTGATCAGCTTCTTGTCGTTGAGGAAGCGCTCGCCGACCGGACCCGTCGGCTTCATGAGCTGCGCGATCGCGTTCATGCGAGCCGCCCCACGCCTTCGTTGCGCTCGATCCACTCGCGAACCTCGCGCGCCGCTTCGACATAGGCCCGGCTCGGCGTCTTGCTCTGCTCCTGACCGGGCCGGAACGTCGCCCAAATCTTGTTACGGAGGGCGAGCGGCAGCTTGTACCAATGCTCCCTGCAGCCCCACAGCGCCGGCGGAACCTTCCGCTCGCAACCCGGCCAATGGCAATGGTGCCCGCGCGCCGGCGTCCGGATCCGATCGCGGACGTACTCCGCTTTGCGGCCGATCGAGCTCATGATCGCGGCTCCGGCCAACTCACGGCGCACTTCGAGCAATACATCGAGCACCAATCGCCCGCGGCCGAGCGCTGCGACGTGTAGCGGCCATGAAACAGCGCGCACCAAATCGAATTGATCAGCCAGCTCACGACGGGAGCCCCTTTTGCTGCAGCCGTCGCCGCGCTTGCCGCGACGGCGCGGCGGCGATCGCGCGCTCGAGCGCCGTGTGGCGGCGCTCCCATTCGCGGCGCCACGCAAAGTCCTCTTCTTCGCGGGTTCGGAACTCCTCGGCGCCGATCGGCCCTGCCGGCCCGTAACTCATGGCCGCCACCCGAGATCGAGCTCCGTCGCTTGCGGGCCGAGCCTGTCGCAGATCTCCTTCATCGCCAAGGATCCCCACGACGCCGATCGGCCGAGACGCGCTGCGCTCGCCGTGATCGAGAAACCGCGCTCGAGCGCGGAGCAAAAGAGATCCAGCAGCTTTTCACGCTCGCTCACCTGTGCCGCCACGGCCAGGCGGCCGTGATCCCGTAGCTGGCGAGCCTCGCGCCCATGATCAGCGCGACGCCGGCGATCGCGAGCTCCGCGCCTCTCACGTGCGCGTCTCGCGTGCGCGCGCCGGCGCCGGCGAAGGCCCGAGCTCCGGAGGAAGCCAACAGACGTGCCGGAGCTGCGCTTCGAGCCACAGCAGATGCGGCGAGCTCGCCCACGTCCAAAGCCCGTGCTCGGGATCCATTTGAGCGAGGATCTCGTAGCCTGAACGATCGGCTGCGCCGCGTTGCGCGCGCTCGAGCGCCGCCCGACGCGCCGGCGTCATTTCGTAGGGCTGAACCTCTTTGCGGCGCCGATCAGCCAAGGCCGAGCGCCTTTCGGTACGTCTCGAGTAGCGCGTCCCATTCTTGCCGCTGGTGAGGCTCGAGCCGGCGTAGCTTGATGCACGCCTTCATCGCCTTGGGATCGTACCCGTTGGCCTTCGCCTCGGCGAAAACCCCTTTGAGATCTTCGTTAAGCGCCGCCACTTCTTCGTGGAGACGCTCGGCGCGCTCGATAAAGAGCCGGAGCTGATCCGCGGCGATCGCCGGGCCGCCGCTGATGGAAACGACGTTGCCGCTCAATGCACCCTCGCCGGCAGTCTGCCGGCGACGCGCGCTCTCCTCGGAAGGTGGATCTTCGAGTCGCGCCGTCGTTCGTGGTGATTGCGCGGCTGTTGCGGCGGTTCGGCCGCCAGCTCGCGCAACTTATCCACAAAAATCTGCAGATCGGGAGGCGCGGGACCGTCGGCGGCCTTCGCTCCGTACATGGCGATCGTTTTGAGCTCGCTCGCAGCGAGCAAAGCCGGCGCCCAATCGGCGGCTAGGCTAGAGAGCCTAGCCGCCGAAGCGCCTAGCCGAACAAACGACGATGCCGCCAGTTGATCGAGAGCTTCTCGATCACCGGAGATTCGGCTATCCAGCGCGTCAGCAACAAAGCGCGCATCGTCGCGATCCACCTTGACGGATCCCCCCCACTGATTACCCGTGCCCGTCGGCCCAGGTGAGACGCTTTGTTTCCCGCGCGCTGACGGGGTTTGTCAATCCCCCTGCCCCGTGCCCCGTTCACCGTCCCCAACTTTCCGCCGTCGCCGATCGGCAGACAGTTTTACGGGGCCGCATTTCGGCTCCGAAATGTGTCGCGTATCGAGCGCTAGGGGGGCCGGGTCCGCGCGCGTGGCGTTGGGGGGGGGTGCCCCGCCTCGAACGGCAACCCTCCGGCGCTGGCCGTCTCGAATAGGTCTAAGACTTGCCGCCGAGCGGCCGATCCGGCGCTAGTCGCCGCTCTGATCCGGCTCCGACTGCGAGACG